AAAGAATGCAACGAATACACTTGCTGAGAATATGCGTATTCGTGGATTTGATGGAAATGTTTTGATAGGGACATCAACTAACGATGCAAGTGCAATAGTAAACATTTCAAGCACCACAAAAGGTTTCCTACCTCCGAGACAAACTCAAGCACAACGCACCGCCATAACTTCCCCTGCGGTTGGTTTGATTGTATATCAAACGGATGCGACTGAAGGTTTGTATATTTACACCTCAACAGGATGGGTTCAATTATGATAGGGATATATAAAATAACATTTTCAAACGGTCATTATTATTATGGTCAAGCCATTAATATAAATAGACGTTTTTCTCAACATAAAAGAGAATTAAAGAAAGGACTTCATACAAATAGTAGGATGCAAAATTGCTACAAAAAATATGGTGATCCTGTTTATGAAATTGTTATTGAATGTAAAAAAGAAGAATTAAATAAAATAGAATCAGAACTTTTATTTAAGCATATTGATAATCCTATGTGTTGCAATATGTGTAGAGAAGGAAGAAGTGCTAAAGGAATAAAAAGAACTAAGGAGTTTAATAAAAAGATAAGTGATTATCAAAGATTAATAGGGAAGGTGAAGCCTGTATATATGTTTAGCAGAGATAATATGGATATGCTCGCAAAATATGATACAATTCGTGATGCAGAAAAAGCTATTAATGCTGGACAAAAAGAAGTACAAAAATCTTGTAAATCAAATGGTAAATATAATGTTAGAGGTTACAAGTTTATGTATGCTCAGCCTATTGATAATTTATTAAATCATATTTCTAAAATCGTAAAATTCTAAAATAAAACAAATGAAAACAATTCAACCTGTAAACGCATGGCAGAACGGACAAGTAAAATCTGCTACTAAATTTAATATGAACTCTATCTTCGACAACTTAGAAGATTCAGCTACCTTCTATTATGAACTCTTATCAGCGAGTCAAGATGGAGAAGGTAATGAAGTTCTGACTCAAGTTGCTCAGGGTAATTTAAGTATGAATGGTCAGGAGTATCAAGATTGGAATGGTTCTAATGATGCAGCTTATACTTGGGGTGCAACTCAGTTGAGCCTGACAATTATCTAAGTTTACCTATAGAATATAATTTTGGAAATTTCTTAGAAATTATATATATTATATTGTAAGGTAGTGCAAGTCTACTAATTTCTAATCAATTAAAAACCAATAAGTTATGCAAATTGTACTTGATCAAAAAGCTTTGTCTGAATTAAACAACTTTATCCAAGAACTTCCTTTAAAGTATGGATTACCTCTTGTAAACTTTATTAATCAAAAAATTAAAGAACAAAATCAACAAGAGGAGATTATTGCAGAGGAAAATAAATAAATAAATAATATTATGAATCCTGTTAGATCTAGCAGTAACAGTGAAAACTGTGTTCCTATTTCGTCAAACTGTGTGGTTTGGCAGGGACCAGATTTACCGTGTTTACACCTCTGCAAAGGTGATAGCGTATCTGATGTAGTATACAAGGTTGCCGTTGAAATTTGTAATTTTAAAACAGACCTAGGATTATCTGATGTAGACATTCAATGTTTGCTTACAGTATGTGAAACTACTCCAGAACCACAGATTACTTTAGCTAATATTTTACAACTTCTTGTAGATAAGGTGTGCTGTTTATCTGACCTTATAAATAATAATCCAACTCCAGACGGATGTTGTTATACAGAACCTATTCTTACTTTACCAGAGTGTTTATATGTACCAGATGGCGTAGGTGGGTTTATTACAGAACTTTCTCTTAGTGAATATGCACAAAGAGCTGCTTTTGTTCTTTGTCAAATTAATTCTATTGTTACAGATCACACTGCTGAATTAGCTAATCATGAAGCTAGAATTACAGCATTAGAAAATGCAACAACTCCTGCACTTTCTGTATACAGTTGTTTATCAGGTTCTGTGCAGGATATTCAAACTGTTGTAGAAGATGTGGCTAATGCATTGTGTAGTTATATCAGTGCATTAGGTACTGTATCAGATTTAACAATTGCTCAGGCTAGACAATGTATTACAGGAGCAGATGCTTCTTTAAGTACAGCAGGTACAATGTCCTCTCTTCCAGGATGGAATAATACGGTAAGTAATCTTGGACAGTCTATTCAAAATCTTTGGATTACAGTTTGTGATATTAGAGATGCTGTAGAGCAATTAAAGAATTGTTGTGCTGTAGATTGTACTCAGTTTATCTTAGGATTTAATGCAGCACAAGATCCTACAAGACAGTTAATTACATTAACATTTAATGCTCTTACAACTATTCCTTCTGGATTTAGCAACTGCCCTTTACTTTCTACTGTAACAATTACAGATGGTGCTGGACATATTTATTCTAACACGTTTGATCTTGTAACCGAAGCAACTGATCCTTCTGGAATTACATTTGATATTAGTACAGCTGGATTTGATACATCAACAGCTTATAGTATTACAGTAGATGGTTGTATTACAAAAGATGGTTACACTTGTCAAAATACTGCTACAGGTGGGTTAGCTGCTCCAACTACCACAACTACTACGACAACTACTAGCACCACTACCAGTACAACTACTACACCTCCTTAATCAATAGTTAATGTCTTGTAACTGTAATACAGCTTCTAGGACTTGTGATCCTTGCATGTTTTGTACCCCTCCGGGAGTTACAGGGCTTACTACATGTCAACCTGTAGATCCTTGTGAGGAAAAGATTGACGCTTGCTGTGTTTTATATTCTGGAGAAACAAATCCTTGTTTACCAGTAACTAAAGGAGATAAGCTTTGTGAGGTGTTACATGATTTAGTAGTAGCTTATTTTGGTGAAAATTGCACTACAACTACTACAACCAGTACCACAAGTACAACAACTACTGCACCTCCTACTACCACTACAACTACGACACTAGCTCCTTGTGTTTGCTATACATATGTTGTACAAAATATTACAGGTTATATTCAGTATATAGGTTATAATAACTGCAATAGAGTTTTTCAATCGGGTGTTCCTGTACCAGCAAATTCTCAAATTACAATTTGTGTTTGCAACAATGAGATTTATTATAACAGCAAATCTATAATTGTATTTCAAGGAGGAACTGGTTGTAATACTACAACAACTACTTCTACAACTACTAGCACTAGTACTACTAGTACTACCAGTACTACAACCACTAGTACAACTACCACTACCACTACAGTTAATCCTTGTTCTAATTGTAGAGACTATGAGATCTTTAATCTTAGTGGAGGATCTGTAAGTGGAACATATCGTCAATGTGTAACGGGAACGGTTATTCCTATTACGTTATTAAATGGTCAAAGTACAGCAGTTTGTGCATGTCAGAATTCAGTTTCTATTATTCCTGTTCCAGGCTTAACAATTATCGATGAAGGTTTCTGTGGAACAACTACAACTAGTACTACCACTACAGAACCTCCTTGTGTCTGTTATCAAATTGGTTGGGTGGGATCAGCTACAAACTATCTTTCTTATACAAACTGCTATGGTGAGGGAGTAGTTACTGTAAATACGCCTGAAGTTTCTTTACCACTTTATATTTGTGCAATACAGGGAACTGTACTTGCTACAGGTCTTTCTGTAGCAAATGTTTCTTCTGAACTATGTGCAAGTGATTGTATAACAACAACTTCTACAACAACTACTAGTACCACTTCTGCTCCTGCTGAATGTGCAACATATGATGTAACAGGAGGAACAGGTGGTGGTTCTTGGTCAGCACAATTATGTGGTGGAACTGCTGAACCTATTGCTGGTATCGTAGCTCAAGGAGTTACCATAGATACAGGATGTATTGTTGTTGGCTCACTAGTTTTAACAAATGCATCATCTGCTAATGAAGCAATGTGTACTACACCTTGTGTAGAATATACGTTGCAAACAGACGGTAGCCTTGCATCTATTGAATACTTTCAATGTGGAGGATCTTATACCACTGTAAGTTTCTTAACAACTATTACAATTTGTACTGACGGTACAGGATATACAGTTACTTCTGGTAATGTAACTTTAAATAATACAACTACTTGCGGACTTTAAAAAAATTATAAAAATGTCTTGTTGCTGCAATAATTATATGTATGGTTTACCTTGCTGTTGTCCTGAGACAATAACAACCAGTACTACAACAACTACTACCACCTGTGAAGGAGCAGAACCTTGTGATGCTGCTTATCAATCTGATTGTGTAATTTATACAGGATCAGATTTAGCATGCTACGGTATTATAGCAGGTATGTCAGTGACAGAGATTATTGAAATTTTAATTGCTCAACTTCCTCAATGTACAACAACAACTACTACTACGACTAGTAGTACAACAACAACTACTACTCTCCCTTAAAAATAGCTTTTAATTAAAAACCAACATAATGAAGTTTATTTGTGCACAACCTGCTACAATAGATTATTATACCTGGCAGGTAGAGGTAATGATTAATAACTTTATCAAAAACGGAGTCAATCCTAATGATATTATTATATTAGGAGCAATTAATAATGACTTTATTCCTGAAAAGTGGAAAAGGTTAGCCGCTCATTATAATAATGTACAGTTTCATTTTTATAATGATAAACGTGTAAAACCTTCATATATATCTAGTGTAAGATTAGACCTTCTTTATCAGCATTGGTTAAAGTATCCTGAGATGGAAAAAGAAACCATCTTTTATCATGACTGTGATATTGTATTTACAAAATCTGTAGATTTTGATGTTTTTTTAAATGACGAGATCTGCTACGTAAGTGACACAGTTTCTTACATTGGAGCTGAATATATTGCTTCAAAAGGAGAACACTATCTTGATCTTATGTCAAGAATAGTAAACGTAAATAAAAAATTCATAAGATTAAATCAAGCAGATAGTGGTGGAGCACAGTATCTTTTAAAAAATGTTCCCACTGAGCTTTGGAAAAAAGCTTACTATGATGCTGAAAGTCTTTATAGAATAGTGAATCATCAAATTAGAGAAGATAAACCAGAACACCCAATACAAATTTGGTGTGCAGATATGTGGGCTGTTTTATGGAATCTTTGGTTCTTTGACAAAATTGTAAAGGTGTCTACTAAGTTATCATTTGCTTGGGCTACCTCCCATGTCAATGAATGGGATAAACATTTAATCTATCATAATGCTGGTGTAGTAGATGGAAATCAGGGTATGTTTTTTAAAGGACAATATCAGCAAGCACTTCCTTATGATATTAAGTTAGAAGACTTTAAGACAGATAAGTGTTCTATTAAATATGCAGAAGAAATATTAAAAACCAAGGAGGTAACATGTCTGAGATAAGTTATCCTTTGATATCTGCAAAATGTATAACATATGGGCGTGTAGATACGCTTGAAGAAAGTTTATACTCTTTTATTAATCAAGACTATCCTGGAAAAAAAGAATTAATTATTGTAAATGATTATCCTCTTCAGGAACTTGTATTTGATCATCCAGATGTAAAAATCTATAATCTAAAAGAAACTTTTTCTACAATTGGAGAAAAAGAAAACTTTGCAATTAGTAAATGTTCTGGTGATATAATTGCTGTTTGGGATGACGATGATGTTGCTTTACCTAATCATTTGAGTAATATTGCAAAATACTTTAAAGAAGATACAGATCTTCTTCATTGGCATAGGGGTGTATTTTTTAACAATAAGGAAATTACTTCAATTACAGGATTAGGTAATTCTGGAATTGTTTATAGTAAAAGAATATGGAAAAAGCTTGGTGGGCACCCTTTAGAAAATGCTGGTTATGATATGACATTTGTTATGAGTATTAGACACAACTCACAAAATGTTGTATTTGCTGCTCCTTCCGATGATGAAGTAAGTTGGTTTTATATGTGGGGAGGAAGATCTTATCATATGAGTGGACAAGGAACAGATGATAATAAAAGACCAAATGTTATAGTGAGACATAGTGAACATATAGAGTCTTTAAGAAAAAATGGTAAAATTCCAACAGGACGCATAGAGCTTAAACCAAAGTGGAAAGTCGATTATAAACAACAGTTAATTGATTTTAATGGAAAAAATAAAAGCTCTAATCGTAAATAGAAATCTTCTAACCACTTTAAAAAACACAATAGAGTTTTTAAAAAAAGAAGATAGAGTTGAAATATGGGTACTTGATCAAGAATCAACCTACCCACCTTTGTTAGAATATTATAAAACAAATCCTTGTAATATATTTTATTCTAAAAACGAAGGACCTAATTCATGCTGGAACGGTAGATACAATAAGATTAAAGGAAGTGAACCCTTTATAGTAGCAGATTCAGATTGTATATATGATGGAGTTCCTTCTGATTGGTTAGATAAAATGCTTGAAGCATTAGATAAATCTGGTAAAAATAAAGTTGGTTTTTCTTTAAGAATTGATAATTTACCAGATAGTAAAATAGGTAAACAAGCAAGACTACATGAGTCTAAATATTGGGTAAATAAAACTAAGTATGGTTGGGATGCTGATGTAGATACAACATTTGCATTATATAAAGCCAAATCTGGTTTTTCTTATAGTGCTCTTAGATTGGATGAACCTTACACAATAAAACATGTTCCATGGTATTTAGATGAAAATAGTTTAACAGATGAGTGGAGGTACTACTTAAAAGAAGCTGTTTCATTTTCAACCTGGGGAGATAAAATAAAGAAGTTATATATGGATGATATAAAAAAGATGAATAAAAGTGGAGTGAGTTTTGATGTAATAAAAACTTCTTTAAATTCTAAGTTTTGGGATGATCATTATTCAGGTTGGGAAAATTCAACATTTGATTTTATAGTTCCAAGATTAAGTAAAGAAAAAACATTTATTGATATAGGAACTTGGATTGGCCCAATATCACTAGTTGCTTGTCAATACTCTAAACAATGTATCTGTTTTGAACCAGATCCTGTAGCATTTAAAGAACTTTCTCGTAATGTACAGTTAAATGAGTTTAAGAATATTTGTTTAGAAAATAAAGCTGTCTCTTCAAAAAGTCAAATAACACTTGGATCGGGAGTTCTTGGTGAGAGTATAACTAGAGATTCTTGTATAGATAATGCAATTACAGTTGACTGTTTAACAGTTAAACAAATTTTAGAAAAATACAGTCTTAAACAAGAAGACATATCTGTTATAAAGATTGATATAGAAGGACATGAACAAGACTTGTTGAAAGAACATTCTATACTTTGGGATTTAAATATACCAATGTATATATCATTCCATCCTGGTTGGAGAATAGACAAGGATAAATATTTTAAAGATATTATTCCTTTTTTATTATATAAAAAAATAGATGTAGCTAATATTCAAAATAGAGGTAACTTTTTTGATATAGCTGTAAAATAAAAGTCAGGTTTTGTTGGTTTCATCCTGACAAACAAAGCCCTGACGTTTCCACGTTGGGGCTCTATTTTTTAATGTTAATAACTTGTGTATAGAATTTAAAACTTTTTGCTTTAATTTTATACACCATATACTAACCTATAAAATTTTTTATGAGTCTAATTAACAGGGTATATGGGACACTCAGATGGAAAAAGTCTGATGAATATTGTTCTGCAAAGTTAGGAATTCCTATAGAAAAGTACAGAGAATTAAAACAAGAAATTTTAAATTCTCCTGATCCTTCTTATTTCTATCTAAATCCACCTCCTAAATTTAACGATTCTGTAGTCAAGTTTAGTGAAAACTTAGACAAGGGTACAGCTGAGATTGTGGGTATATCTACATCAGAACCCTGTGGTCCTGAAGACATTATTAAAATCCTTAAGATAGATACAAAGAAATGGAGACTATCTTCTTATTGGAATAAACAGCAGAATGACCGTTGGCTTGTTTCAGCCATGGTTACCCAGATTAAAGATACTCCTGATAATGCTCTAGCTGAAGTTATAAAGAACTTCAATCCTCTTACACAGCCTTTGCCACTACCTATTATTAATGACAAGTTTATTAATGATGTAGTGGCTATTTTATCTGTACAAGATCTTCATTTTGGTAAGGAGGATAATGATACAGTGGTACAAGACTTTAGAAGTGCTGTAACTAATCTTGTACATAGAGCATATGCTTCCAACTGTTTGTCTAAGATTGTATTTGTTTTTGGTGGTGATATCTTAAACATGGATACCTTTAATGGTACAACTACCAGTGGAACTCCTGTAGATAATAGTATGAGAGCCCAAGAAGCATATAAGGATGCTTTTGAATCCATCTACTGGGCTGTTAACTACTTAGCTCAATTTACCCAGGAATTACATGTTATATATCTTCCAGGTAACCACGATAGACTAAGCTCCTACCATTTGGCTCATGCTATCTCTAAGTCTATAAAGGACGAAAGAGTAATATTTGATGTAGAGTATTCTGAAAGAAAAGTAATTACTTGTGGTAATAACTTCTTTGGTTTTGAGCACGGGGATGTAACTAAAAAGAATACCCCTCTTGTTTATGCTACAGAGTTTGCAAAAGAGTGGGGATCAACTATTTATAGAACTTGTTATACAGGACACTTCCATTCTAAGAAGACCACTGAATACATCAGTGAAAATGAGTTTAACGGGTTCTCTTTGAAACATCTTCCTAGTCTTTCCAAATCTGACTATTGGCACTACCATAACAAATTTGTAGGGTCTAAGCGTCAGGCTATTATGGAACTTCATGACTTTGAAAAGGGTAAGATTTCTGAACTTATCTATACTGCTTAAACTATTAAAGTTTAAGTGGGAAACTTCATAAATTTTCCGTAAATTATTAATGTAGACAGTCTTGCCTAAAGCTTATAAAAAACCAGATCTTAACGCCCCAAGATTTAGACCTAAAAAGCTGAATCTCACTAACGTAGAATTCTATAATAAGTTTTTGGAAGATAATCCCAAAAGTGACACAATAACTTTAGATCAGTTTAAGGACATTATAAAATCCTTTAACGGAAAAATCTGGCAAAAGGTTGTTGAAGAACGAGATGGGATACAGCTTCCAGAACAACTGGGATACTTATTTATAGGTACGTGTCCTAGAAAAATTGGTGAAAACACTGATTATAAGAAGAGTGAATACTATGGGGTAAAGATTCAAAATAAAAACTTTGAATCAGATCAATACGTAGCTAAAATATTCTACACCAACTTTGAGACAAAGTACAGGTTTAAGAACCACGAGTTGTGGGGATTTACCGGTGTAAGAGATTTTAAAAGAACAATAGCTAAGGTGTACCCAGTTGAGTGGAAGAAGTATATTCAAGTGGATAATAAGCTTAAGATAAGTCGTCTATTTAGAACACAGAAGTTTAAACAGTTTAAAACAGAAGAAACTGCTGAACTTTTAAAACAGTATGACGAATTTAACTTAGATTAAAATGTCTAAACTAAGCATTGGTGATGTAATTTCTAGAGTGCGTATCCAAATAAAAGCTGTCCGTCAGGATTCTTTTATTACGGATAGGACGATATATACATTTATTCTTAAGCACGCTAAGTGGTTAATGAAACGTGAGGATGGTAAAAACAAACTCATGAACTTTACTAGTGTAATCCAAACACTAGATTTTGTAGAACTTATTGAGGTGGATAAAGTAGAAGCATGCTGTACAGGTATTAGATCTGATTGCACTATTAAACGTACAGAGAAAAAGCTTCCTGTTTTTTTACAAGGTTATCACGGTCCTCTTATCCGTAGTGTTACATCTTTAGATGGTTCAGAAAGACTTCAGCCAACTCTTCCCACTACATATCTTGGTATAGCAAATTCTAAGAACTTTAAGTATAATAAATCAAAGTACTACTGGTTTCTGAATGATTACTTATACTTTCCTAATCTAGAGTGGGATGCAGTACGTATTGAAGGAATTTTTGAAGATGACATCAGTGAGTTTACTTGTGATGAGGATAGTTGTAAGGTGAGACAAGATCAGTCTTTTAATGTTCCTGATTATTTATTGGGAGAGTTAGAAGCACAAGTATTAAAAGACTTTTTGGCTCTTTATCAAATTCCTACTGATCCAACTAGTGACAAACAAAATACAGCTCGTTAAATCCCATGAATACTGAACTTAAATATAGAACCTTTAATGAGCTTCTAAGTGAGGTAGGAGCTGACTTAATCATGTATAACAATGAGAACTTGATTGAGCCTTCACAGCTTATCAAAGTTGCTCAACGTGTTAACTATGATTTAGGACTTAGGATTAATGGAACTAAGAATGTTATTTTAGATGTAGAGAACTATAAAGTAAAGCTTCCAGATGATTTCTATGTCATCAACTATGCTTACCTGTGTATCAATTGGGAAACCTGCTATCCAGCAATGTCTGGAAGGCACACTGAAAATGTAATTGTCAATCCTGAAAATCCTTGTACAAAATGCTGTCAAACAGACTGCAACTGTGAATTTACATATGTACAAGAGTGTCAGAATGGTGAAAAGATATTTGTACAGGTTGTAGAAAAAAGAACAACAGAGGTAAGAGTTTATCGTTCTTTTAGAAAAGTAGAAATTGCTACAAGCACAGATAAGTGGAGTGCCTTAAATACACTTGCTCCTTTAGAAGGTATCTATGAAGATCCTTGGAGAGAGTCTGGGTTTAGGATATATATAAGGAACGGATTCCTTTATACAAACTTTGAGAAGGGCAAACTTTATATGTCCTATCAAGGTGCCTTAGAAGATAATGAAGGAAACTTATTGGTTTTGGATCATCCAATGATTAATGAATACTATGAGTATGCAATTAAGCAAAGGGTGCTTGAAAACCTATATATGAATGGTGAAGATGTTACACAGAGAATGCAGCTTATTGAGCAAAGACTTAGAGCTGCAAGAAACAATGCTTTAACTATTGTTAATACTCCAAACTTTAGTGAAATGTACCAGCTTTGGAAAACTAATAGAAAAGCAATGTATAGTAAATATTATGACATGTTTAAAGCTGCCCCTGGCTGGTAATGTACAAAACACAGACTACGATAAAACTTGTTACTTATGACTGCCAGTTTACTTGTATAATTACAGACAGTTTAAACGAGCAGGTAAATAGGATATATAAAAAACACAAGAGTAGTTATAGATTTATAGATTCGGCAGAGGGTGTTTTATTTTCACTAGACATTGATAAATATTATTTAGTAATAGATAAAAAGTATTTAACTCATAATACAATAGCTCACGAGATATTTCATGCAGCTTGTAGAATCACAAAAGATAGAGGTATAAAAGATGAAGAGGCTCAAGCTTGGCTTTGTGGACATTTGTCAAGAGTTATATATAAGTTTTTGAATAAAAAGAAGTTTGTAATCAAACATGGCTGAAAACTCACAACAAGGTGGTGGCGGTGTAGTGACTAATAGCTTTAACAAGGGAATGGTCAAGGACTACAATGATACATTTGTAGGAGATGGCTTATATACCCATGCAAGAAATGCTGTTAATAACTCACACGACGGTCAAGTTGGTGTTATTGGTAATGAGCCAGCAAATCTGTTTTGCGTTAATCTTCCTTATACACTTATTGGTGCTATTCATACTATTGGGGATGAATGGGTAATTTTTACAACAGACGATACCAATTCTGAAATTGGTTTGTTTGATGAGTCAGCATGTACTTATACAAAGCTGGTAAATGCACCCTGTTTAAATTTTAAAAGATCTAATCTAATCACAGGAGCCTACAGAGAAAAGTTTGACTGTGAAAGAATGGTATATTTTGATGATGGATTGAATCCTACAAGGGTTTTAAATATTGATAATATTCCATTTAAATTTACAACAACAATTATAAATGGTTGTGTTACATTTAATTACACAAACCAATTAGATTGTGAAAAGATTAGAATTGCTCCTTTAGTTACACACCCTTGTATTACAATTGCTAAGGGAAATATTGCAGGCACTCTTCCTAATGGATCATACCAAGCTTGTATAGCTTACACTATAAATCAAGTAAAGGTAACCGACTATATTGGACTCTCTGAAGTACAGGGACTGTTTCAAAATGAGAACGTAAGTTCATCTTTGATTCTTACAATAAATAATATTGATACAAGTTTTGAAGAATTTGAGCTTGTTATTCTTAGCAATATTAATGGACAAACTACCGGTAAAAGAATTGGCTTTTATCCCACAACCCAGGGTACAATTTATATAGATAGATGGGACCCTGAGTATCCTTCTGTTTCAGTTAGTCAAATAGTTCTTAGAACAGAACCTATTGAAAAGTCTGACGCAATGTACATGGTAAATAACTATTTACTACGTACAGGTGTATACAGTAAGTTTAAGTTTAACTATCAGCCTCAAGCAAATAACATCCAAGCTAAGTGGGTGGTTGTAGAGTATCCAGCTGATTATTATGTAAAAGGTGGTAACAATACAGGTTATCTTAGAGATGAGCAGTATGCCTTTTTTATTAGATGGATTTATAATACAGGAGAAAAGTCTGAGTCTTATCATATTCCTGGTAGAGCCCCTCTTCCTGGAGAAAGAGCTAATGTGACAGGAGGAGATGCTTTTGAAACAGCTAGTGGTATCACCAGACAACTTTGGCAAGTACAGAATACTGGTATTTTAGATTCTTTAACTACATCAACTCTTTCTGATGGAGGAGTTGTTATTGCTAAAGGTAGAATGGGATTCTGGGAAAGTACAGAGTTATATTCTGCTACACGTCCTGATATTTGGGGGAACCTTTGTGGTCAACCTATTCGTCACCATAAAATGCCTGATGTCACTGTTAATAATATAGTAAGTCATTTTAGAAATAACGGTGATAAGATTGTTTTATTAGGTGTACAGTTTGAGGGAATTACACATCCTCTAGATCTTAATGGAAATCCTATCACTTCTGTTGTAGGATATGAAATTTTAAGAGGATCTAGAGAAGGAGCTAAATCTGTTGTTGCTAAGGGACTCGTTAATAATATGAGGGAATATGTAAATCCCTCACAACCTGGAATTACGGGGCTCTATCAAAACTATCCTTATAATGATTTAAGACCAGATAAGTATCTAACTTCTCAAGAGCAAAATGGAGAAAATGGTGTAGGTAGTGTTAGTAATTTTTCACCAACACCTTTAACAGGTTATAGAAAAGATATATTCTCTTTTCATAGTCCTGAGACAACATTTTCTACTCCATTTTTAAATGCTAATGAACTTAAGGTATATCAAGAACTTACAGGAGTAACTGATGGATTTTTTGAGACTCCATATAAGCATCCTAGATTTAGACAAATTACAGCTGGGGTAGATACTGGGTTTGATATATTTATTATTGGTTGGACTACTATTTTAACAACAGCATTGTTTGCAGGGGCAACAGTTGATATAAAAGCAGGAGCTAGTAAAGATTTACCACCTGTTAGTTTGACTACTGGTTCAGTGGTAGCTGAGGCAAATGTTTTTGGAACAAGTACTGTTGGTACAATTGCTGCAGCAGCTTCAATAATTTTAAACCAAAGTGTTGCTTTATATTATGGTATATTTATTCAACCAAGAATTTTAAAACAACAACTGTTAGATACCGTATTTGCTCTTATTCCTTTTAGACAGTATGCTGCTCAGTATAACTCTCATGGTTTCTATAAAACTAATGGAGCTATTGCAACTATTGGAAATAGAAGAAGAGAAATTACGGATGCTAGTTATGTAAAAGGAAATGTACAACAATTTACAGGAGCATTTCAAGTTAATAACACTAACAGAAATAGATTTGTCTGTGTAAAAACTAGTGCAACACTTCCTGATCCAGTGAGTGTTGATAATAGCCGAGTTACACTTGGTGATGTTGGGGGTGTTCCTGGTCAATCTATTACTACAAATATTTCTTCTTATTATGGAGCTATAAAGATTCCAATCAGTAGTCAGTATGGACAACTTGAGTCCATCAAGCAGATTCCAATATCTAATTGTGTTGAACCTACTCCAGGAGTAAAAGGTTTACAACTTACATCTTCTGTAACATTTGGAGGTGATATTTATATCAATAGACATACTGAGAAGAACTCAATGGTTTTCTTTAATACATTTTTACAAGGAGAACCAGATGATGTTCAATTTGACTACACATTGTATGCAAATATTCCTTATCCCAGATATTGGATTAACAATAAAAAGTATATTGGAATTTTAGCTCAGTCTCCAAACGATTATAGAAATCTGGACAGATTCCAAAACGGAAGTATTTTTTATGTAAACAGAGGATACTTTTATTTATTTAATTCTGGGGTGAGAGACTTTTTTGTAGAGTCAGAAGTAAACCTAGCTTATAGAGATTGGGAGGAGATTGGGTCTAAGCAGCACTATGATCCATATAGATATACAAACTTAAGTTTACTATTTAGAAGTGACTATGTTAAGGATGGTAATTTTTATAAATACGACTACTCACTTAGTGTATCTAAACTCGTAAACAGCCAGATAACTTGGGGTAACTTACTACCAAGAGACTATGATCCAAACGTAGCAGCTACTTGTTATACATATAGACCAACCCGTGTAATCTATTCTCTGCCTCAGCAAGATGAGGGCAAGAAGGATTACTGGAGAGTATTCTTGGCAAACAACTATAATGAGTTTCTAACTCCTGTTACAGCAATTAAACCTGTAAATAAAACAGGTGCATTATTCTTAATGCAATCACAGGCCCCTCTTCAATTCTTGGGAGTAGAAGAGTTAAAGCTAGATGCTACAGGAACGAAAGTTACAATTGGGGACGGTGCTTTATTTAGTGGACCTAACCAATTACAGTCTGTTATAAACGCAGATGATCCTTATGAGTATGCTTCTAGTCAAAGCAGATATGCTGTAATTAATACTTCTAAAGGGGTATTTTGGGTTAGTCAAAACCAAGGTAAGATTTTTCAATATGCGGGTGGGTTAAAAGATATATCATCTCTTGGTTTGAGATGGTGGTTTGCTAAGTATCTTCCATCTGAACTTCTTAAAGTATATCCTAATTATCCTTTGTACGATAACCCTGTAAAAGGGGTGGGTGTACATATGATATATGATAATACAAATGAAATAGTTTATATTTGTAAAAGAGACTATAAGCCAAAGGTTAGCAATTTAACATTTGATGCATCCGGTAATTTCTTTTTAGGATCTACCCCTGTAGCATTAACAAATACTAACTACTTTGAATCTGCATCTTGGACAATAAGTTTTGATACTAAGTCTAACACTTGGATTAGCTATCACGACTGGATTCCAACTTTCTTATTACCTGGTAGAACTCACTTTATGAGTGTAAACGGTAATAGTATTTGGAAGCACAATGTAAGATGTGATCTGTTCTGTAACTACTATAATCAGAACTATCCTTGGGAAGTTGAAATTGATTCTGTTACAGGACAACAAGTAAACACTATTAGAAGTGTAGAATACTTACTAGAGGGTTATAAATACTTTAATGACTGCCGTGATAGATTTCATATTTTAGATGCAAACTTTGATGAGGCAATGGTTTATAACTCAGAGCAGATTTCTGGAATACTAAATCTTGTATTACCTTCTAAGTCTAATCCTTTAGATATGCTTACATATCCTAGGATAAACCCAACATCAATAGATATTAATTTCTCTAAAGAAGAACAGAAGTATAGATTTAACCAGTTCTGGGATATTACAAAAGATCGTGGTGAATTTAGTGGAGCTCAGATTCCTCTAGTTTTAACACAACCTAATGGTTATCAATACACTGTAAACCCTGCTGCTGTTAGTTATTCTAAAGCTGCTTTACAACGTAAAAAGTTTCGTCATAATGTAAACAGGGTTTGGATGAGAAAGAATGTTAGTGGAAGTACTAAGTTTTTATTTAAACTGTCTAATAAAAAGATTCAGCCTTCTTACAGATAATGAAAAGGAGAGATTCCATATTACAGAACTACTACATGTCCAAGCTTCCGAAGTTTGACGTTGGCTCAGAAATTGAACCTGATCCAAAGAAGAAACGTCGTGTTCCTAGTCCTCTTCCTGCATTTGGACTTTTAGCTGGAATTGCTCAACAGGGTAGATTTCAAGGATCTGAAAAAGATAAAAATATTCTTCAGCGTAACATTAATAAAAACTTATATCCTGTATCATATCGTAATCCTTTTATTAGAACTGTTGCTGCTGTTTTAGGACTGCAAGATCCAAATAGACAAGAGTTTGAAGAAGATGTCAAAACTGGTTATGCAAAAGAAACAAATAAATGGCATCGTGCTAAAATGAATAGAATGGATGCCTTTAATATGTATCAAGGCTATCCTCAAAGATTTAATACTTTCTCAATTTCACAATATACTCCATCTGAATCAGAAAATCCATATGCTGTTTATTATAAAATAAATGACCCCAATAGCCAAAGTCAACTATTAAAGATGGTTAAGGTTGTTGACGGTAAAGAGGAATTAACAAGTCTAGGTAACGATAGACAATTTAGATTATATGATCGTCGTAGAAAAGGCACCTTCATTGATAGATTGAATAATGTAATGGGTAATTACAAGGTATCTTTGGGAGAAGATGAAAAAGGTAAATATCTTTCTTATTATGACTTGTGGGATATAGCTCCTTTACAAGATTACGGTGTAGATCTTCCTGTAAACTTTGGTAGACCCTATGAAATTTATGATAGGGTGTATTATAAAAATGTAGACGGAAATATTGTTCCTTTAGAAAGAGATCGTTCTCCTTTAAAAATGGAAATTAAAAGGACTCTTTCACCCATAAAGAAAAAAGCTGATGGAGGATGGTTGAATGAATATGAACTTCCTAAAGCTCAAACAGGTTTTCCATCATCTGAATTATTAAATTTTTTAGCAATTGATCAACGTGAAAGAAACAGACAAAATTTATATAATTGGACATCCACTGGTGCTAAACAAGCTAATCGAAATATAAAAGTACAACCGTATCAACAGTCAAAAGAATATAAACAAGCTGTTTCCAACCTTCCTAAAAAAACTAAAGAAGGTCCTTCTGTTAAAGCTCAGGATATGAGTCGTGAAGCTGTTAGACTTCGTGAAGAAGCTGCAGCTAATTATAGAAAACAGCAAGCTATACAAAATTCTGCTTTGGCTCAAAGCTTTGGAGCATTAACTCCTGGTGGTTATAATCCTGGTGCAGGGACAATTGGTGCTGAGACATTTATAAATATAAATCCTATTACAGCACCTGCTATGTCTGCATCAAGACTTACTCAGCAAGCACTTGGTCAAAATCCTTATGGTTTTGGTGATGGGTTTGGATCAAATGCTTTAGCTACTTTAGGATTAGTAGGAGATGTTGCTGGTGTAGGTTCAGTAAGCTTACTGCCTGGATCAACAGGTATTACAACACGAACTCCTCTAAAAAACATCTATAAAATAAATCCCGCTTCTGGAAAAATTCCAATGGTTGGGGAAAAACCAAATTGGTTAAGAGGATATTCAAAAGACTATAGTGATCCTACAAAAATAGACTTTTCAGGGATATCTAAATTTAGTGATCAAGTATCTAAGTCTGCTGTAAAAAAACTTAATAAACTTGATGATGATTGGAGAGCTTTGTCACAAGCAGAAAGAGATACTCCTGAAATATATAATCAATACTATCAAGCTAAACAAAAATTACTAATAGGTAATAAATTACAAAATACAGGTTTAGGAAAATTATTTAATGTTGATGATGTGATGGGGGCTGGTTCGTATTCTGAATTTGTATCTCCGTTAAAATATAGTCCTGATGTTGTTTTAAAATACTCAACAAAAGAACCTTTTGAAGGAGCAACACGTAGTTTGTTTGAAGCAGGAAAATCTATAAGAGATCCTCAAATTGGACTTCCTTTTCATCTTCAGGAACTTGGTGCAAATAAAAATGTTACATTAACTCCTAGAATGCAGGGTAGCACTTTTGGTCTTGCTCAACGTTCTGCTGAACCAATTTCCAGAACTGCTGCAGCTGAAATGGCTCTTAAACTTAGACAACTAAATAAACAAGGAATCTATCCTGATTGGCAAGGATATAACTTTTTAAGAAATCCAGAAACAGGAGGAGTATCTGTAATTGATTTAAACACACTTCCTGGATCTGGTGTTGCTAGAGCTTTTACTGAAGGAAATAGAATTGGTCAAAACCCTGCAACAATTATAAAGCAGAATTGGAATCTTAAACCAAGACTTCGTTCAACTAAAGGGGTAGATGACTTAGGTCCATATACAGAAAGAGGTGGTAATAAATTTTATGATTTAGAAGGTGGATATACAGATGAACTTTCTAAGTTATCTGATGAAGAATTTGCAAAATATGTTTCTGGTCTTTCTGATGCTGAAAAGCTTGCCTTATATGGATTAGAATCTGAAAGAAGAACTCCTTATGTAGTAAATGAACTTAAAAAACCTATTAATGAGTTAATAGATACCCGTAGTAAAGCTGTTACCTTACCAATAACAACACAGGAAAGAATAAATACATTTCTTAATTATATAACAAATCCAATAAAGCAAAATAAACAAGGTGGTCCGTTAGTAAATAATAATGGATACAAAGATGGTAGACCCCCTAAAGGATCTAATTGGAGAATAACTGGAGACACTGTATATAATCCTACTGGTGAAACTATTTTAGCTAAAGCTAATACAGGAGAACAGGCTATCTTACAACCTTATGATAAAAGTTCTATAACCTTTCAAGATGCTGATTATATAGATGAATATCATCTTACATTTAAAACAGATAATTGGTTAGATGATTATAAAGCTAAGCTAGGTGGTCCGTATAATTCTAGTTGGATGCTTACAAATCCTAAACCTAAACCTGTACATGTTCCTAAAATGCAATTTGCTGGAACTACTCAACAAGTTGGTATTCAATCCTCTGCTGATAGTGTTAGACATCAAGCTAATAAAATATTACAATATGAACAGCTAAGAGGTGGTCCAGGTGGAACTCCTTTACCATACTATAGTGACCCTAAGTATATGAATATGCTAATGGGAAATATATATCCAGAAGTAAAAAAGATACTACCTAACGCTAGTGCAATGGAAGCTGGCGAAGCTATGGATTTTATCTTTAATGCTGGTTGGGATCAGGCTAATAGTAAAATACTAAAAGATCCTAGAGCATATGCTTTACAGGAATATTATAAAAAGTATGATCCTTCAAAACTAGATACAGAAGGAAAGTGGCCTGGTAGAAAAAATGCAGCATATTCATTTGATCAAGAATATAATGCTACAATAGGAAAGCTCCCAGAAAACGAGAGAAGAATACTGATGAATAAAGGAAGAGATTGGTATTATAGAAATATTAATAATCCAGCTCCAGGAGTTCCTAGTAGTAATTATTATGATACTTGGTATGGTCGTATTTGGAATACCAATGATTACCAACCATTTAATCCAAATAATCCAAAGTTTATTCCTAAAAAGAAACAAGGTGGACAACACGGTGGATTGGACAGATGGTTTGCAGAAAAGTGGGTGGATATTAAAAGTGGTAAACCATGTGGTAGACAAGAAGGAGAGAGTAGAGCATATCCTGCTTGTAGACCTTCTAAAAGAGTATCTTCTAAAACACCTAAAACCTCATCAGAGTTAAGCTCAGAAGAAAGATCTAAATTTAAATCATCTAAAACAAGTAGTCAAAGAATACCTTATTCTCACAATAGAAGAAAATAATTTGTATGGCAAACAAACCTAACAATCCCTCACTGTGGTCTAAAGCTAAGTCTTTAGCTAGACAAAAATTTGATGTATACCCATCTGCATATGCAAACGGCTGGGCTGCTAAATGGTATAAAGGTAAAGGTGGTACTTGGCGTAAAGCTGAGTATGGTATGGAAATGCCTTTATATAAAGCTGAGACAGGTTTTCCTGGAGAAACTCCTGGCTTAACTCCAAGAGAAATGGAGGAGTGGAACCGTCTTATAGACTTTGCATCTCAGAAAGGTTTATCTGGAAGTAGAACATTAGACAATAGATCAAAGAACCTAGGAAGAGGTTTATTTGATGAATATAGACAAATGTATCCAGATACAGTCATAAACTATGATATTGTTCCAAGAGCTCAGAGAGAGTTTTTAGAGTTTCAGAAAAATAATCAAAAGTTTAAAGATGAAAGAGGTATAAAAAGAAAAGATCAGTTTGATAATCTTTCTGCTGAAGATGGTTGGTTTGGATCTTTTACATCTAAGCAGAAGTTTGTTCCTTTAATTGAAAGAATTGTTGATGAGTCAGGTAGGGAGATTAGTAGAATAGATATGGGACTTATGAATCGTGAAGGTATACCTAGTTCTAGAAGAACTGCTTCTGGTTCTTTAAAAGGATTTATACCTCCTCCTGGAGCTGATATTCAAACATGGTCTGATGGTAAAAATTATATAATAGACCCAAACTCTGGTGATGCTGTAGAGGTGGGTCAGTTTGCAAAACAAGGAAATAGATTTTTAAAAAATGGTGGTGAATCTAATAATAATCTTCCTAAAGCTGCATTTGGAATGTTGTTACTTCCTGGTATGATGAATAGAGTTAATAAAGCAAAGGAAACTATAAAGGATAATCCACAACTTCTTAATCTAATAGCACCCGGTGCTGGAAGTATGGGGAGCATGGCAGGTATGATGCAAAAAGGTGGTGAAGCTGACGGAGGAATGGCTTTGCAACAGATGAGTGCTGTAATGGATAAGCTTGGAAAGCTACGTAAGTTTATTAAGCCTAATTCAGATTTAGAACCTTGGATTAGTTCTAAGCTTGCTGTAATGGATCACTATGCAGATGCTGTATCAGATTATATGACTTATGGTGACCAGTATCAAGATGGAGGAGACGTTGTAAATGAATACTCTCCAAACCTTCCCCAAATGCAAGGTGGAGGACAATGTCCAGAAGGTTTTGTATTTTTGGAAGAAGTAGGAGATTGTGTACCTATGGATATGTTTGGTCCTGAGGTAGCTCCTACAAGAGGAAATACAAGAACTGGTATTGAACTTAGCTATCCTAAGTTTAGTTTAGGGTATAACTACTCTACAGATCCATTTGGAAGAAAAACTCACGATATGAGATTTTCTCTTCCAGAAGTTTTTCGTAAAAGAGGTTCATTAAATCTTTCTGGCAATTATGTTCCTGGACAAAGCTGGGCAGCAAATTTAGATTCTGATTTTAGATTTGGTAAACGTGATGCAGAGAGAGCTCCTAGACTTACATTAAATGCTTCTGTAGATAAATTCTTTGGAGATCCAGAACTTTCTGAAATGAGTAGGATGGAAAGACTATTACCTCCTCAAAAAGCATTAAATTATAATATAGAGGCTGGCTTAAATATTCCTATGAGAAAACAGGGTAATTTAAAAATAAGTGGTTCTTATGGTAAAAGAGCAATGCAAAGAGGTGGTTGGTTAAATGAATACAAATAATCTTTAATAAAAAATAAAATGGTAAAACAATTCTTAAAAATTGCAGGGGTTAAAACTGAAAAAGACTTTTATAAAAAGTACCCTACTAAACAATCTTTCTTTAAAGCTCACCCTGATGCAGAAATGTTGGAGATGGCTATGTATGGGGGTGCTTATATGTATGGTGGGGATACCTCTATTCCTACTATGCAGATGGCTGGTCAAATGATGCAGCAACCTGCTCCACAGCAAGGTGGTGGAGGTCAAGAAGAACAGATTATTCAGTTTATTGCTCAAGCTTTACAACAAGGAGCAGATCCTCAAGAAATCTTACAGCAACTTGTAGAAGCTGGTATCCCTCAGGATCAAGGAACACAGTTGATTCAGGCTGTTGCAGAACAAATGCAACAGATGATGGCTCAGCCTCAACAAGGACAACAACCTATGATGAGAATGGGTGGAAAGCCTTGTTATGGTTGTGGAGGTAAAATGGCTTATGGTGGACCCACTAAAAATAACTCTACCTATTCAGCTGGAGTATCATATGCTAGTGGTGGTTATGTACCTCTTTATGCAGACTCTGCATACAATCCAGCAGTAATGTTTGAAGCTGGCGGTTCTTTTGACAACCCTGGTTTTAGAGCTCTCCCTGAATTTGTACAACAGAAGATTATGTCTTCTAGTAAAAAAATGGTAGGTGGAGATTTGAAAGTGGGTGGTGAGTATGAAATGAGTGAAGAAGAAATTAAAAAGTTAAAGAAAAAAGGTTATAAAATTCAATACCTTTAATCATGCCTAAGATTAAAATTACAGGGCTTCCTCAAATGCAATTTGCAGGTGAATGTCCTTATGGAGAAATTTTTGATCCTGTGTTACAACAGTGTGTCCCTGATATTAACTATAAAGGGTCTAATACAGTTCAACAATCAGCAGCACCTGCTGCTGAGCAGTATGACTTATATGGCTGTGTAATAGGAAAAGAGACATGGAGTGTTGGAGATCAGAAATGTGTTCCAAATGAACAAGTGGAGCCTCAGAAGTTTAATACAAATGCAAAACTTTCTGGAGGAACTCCAAAGACAGGACCTGGTACAGGTGTTAATCCTGCTGCTAATACTGCCGGAGATAGCAAAGCTCCCAAATGGACACAAGATGTATTTAAATTAAATGCTAGTTTAATGGGTGCTGCTAATGCACTTAGTGCTGCAGCCAAGTTTAAAGAAAACAGAAGAGTTAAAAGAGAGTTTGATAGAGCATTTAGAGAAGCTAATTTTAATCCTGTAGTTGAGCAGGGTCGTAATTTAGGCAATGTAGAAACTAATACAGGTGTTCAATTTCCTAACATGTTAACTCCCATAAATGAAGGGATGTTTATAACACAATTTGGAGGAAACCTTATGGCAAAAGATACAGACAAAATTAAGATTCGTATTGTAGGAGGGCCTCAAGAAATGAAATACGGAGGTCAATCTGGATATAGTTTAGATCTTGGTTGGAAGAAGTTTTATACAGATATGAGTAAAACTACTGCTGATCATTATACAAATACTATGTCTGAAGATAAGAGTGACGATGCAGCTGAGCCTGTAATTGAAGCAGAAGGTGGTGAAACATTTATTAGACCTGAGGCTGATGGAAGCAACAGTTTCTTTGAGCTTGAGGGTAAACGACATACAGATGGTGGTCTTCTTTTAACAGCAGAACAGATTGAATCTGCTGATCCTAAGACACCTTCATTTATGTTTAGTGATACAAAGGCTCTTAAAATTAAAGATCCTGCAATCCTTGAAATGTTTAATGTTCCAAAAGCTTTATGGAAGAAGGGTGTTACACCGGCTAAAATTTCTAAGAAGTTTAAGCTTAATGAATACAATGCTATTATTAAGGATATAAATAGTGATCCTTTACAGAAGTCTACTGCTCAGATGATGCTTGACAAAAATGAAGGTATGCTTGCAAAGCTTGCTGCTGTTCAAGAGTCAATGAAGGGCGGTCAGCTTCCAATGTTTGCTCAACAGAAACTTATGGGCAAAGCTAAGGGTGGGGGTCCTCTTCCTAAATTTCAAAAAGCAGGTGAAGCAACTTGGAGCAAAGACTTTGAAGAATTTAAAACTTTATTCACCGCCCCTGAAACAGCTGACTTAAGAACGGCTCTTTATCAAAAATATAAATCTGAAAGAGGTAAAAGTGATTCTGTTACAGAAGAGCAATATATCAATAGTCTTTTAGAAGGCCAGCGTCAAAAATATGTTATTAATGAAAAACTTGCTGGTACTCCTGAGCTTATTACTGAAGAATGGGACAAGGGGGGTGCTAATACTTACTACAATAAGATTGCAAAGAAGTTAGGACTGACTCCTCAATCAGGACAAGATATTAGAAGAAGTCAGCAGGCTTTTCTTGATATGTATGATCTTCTTTCTTCTGATCCTGATTTTTCTAAAAAATATGGATCTCTATTTGCTATTGAGTATAAAGGTGTGCCTGAACCTAAGGGTAGTGGATATTCAAAAGAACCTACAAGAAGAATTACTAAAGCTGATGATTGGAGAGGTAATACAGATATAGGTCAATTAATTAAACTTGCTGGTAAACCCAAGCAACCTGCTCCTCCAAATATTCAAATGCCTCCTGGAAAACCTCCTGGGCCTGGTGTTAATACAGAAACTAGATACGTATGTGCTCCTGATCCTGCTAATAAAGGAAAGTATATTGCTAAACCTGTGAGTGTTTCTGCAGGAGCTGGTGGATTTAGAACAGCAGAAGAAGCAATGGCTTTCTGTAATAGAGGGTCTAGTGAAACTCCATTTGGATATACAGCTCCTGATGCTTACAATATGTTTGCATCTAGTGCAGTGTTTCCTAGATTAATCATGCCTTTTGTTCCAACTCCAGAGTATGAAAAGGCACCTTTATATTTAGAAGATCCTAGAGCAAGAGTGGCTTCTAGACAAGGTCTCTTTAACACTCAGGCTAATATTCTTGGAGCATACACTGCACCACAAGGGTTATCTGCTAACTTATCTAATGCAGCTGGTCAGGTGGCTGAAGGAGCTGTTCAAGATATTGCTAACGTTGTTGGTAATAATATTAACAGAGGTAATGCTTATGAGTCTCAAGAAGTTAGAAGAAGAGATGCTATCAGAGCTCAACGTGCTGCAGCAATGAAAGAACTTTGGGCAGGCAATGCTGTAGCTTTACAGCAGTATGACAATGCTATTAGAGGAATGCTTAAGGATACTAGTAAAGCATTTGATAGAGCTTGGAATAACAGACAGAAGTTTGGAGATATTAATGCTACAAACACACATTTCTTTAAAGATCCTTGGACGGGTAGACAAATCTTTAAACCAAATACCGCAGGATTTGCTGGTCTTGGATATGGTAGTAGTAACTCTACAGGATCTGATTTAGCTGCATTAGGATCTGCTTTTAACTCATACTATAACACTTACTTAGAATCTTTAGCTGGAACAGATTTGTCAGATGAAAAGAAAAAAGAGAGAGCATCTGACTTAGCTATGTTGGCAATTAGATCGGGTAGAGAAACTCAGAGAACAGATAAGTATGGTAATCCTGTAGGAGGTTCTAGTACCAGTTTTGATTTAGATGGTGATTAAACTCTTAAAGTTTAGTTTTAAACTTTAAAAATTTTAGACTATATTATTATTGTAAGCTATGGCAACATTTATACCTGGAATGACTGATGTGTTCCCTTCGTCTGGGCAGTTTGATCCTGACTTTAACAGGATTGAACGAATGCTCAAACTAAGGGAGTCTATGTATCAGCAGGGTGCAAAGAAAGTAAAGTCTTTGTATGACTCTATATTTTCTTCTGCTATGATGAGAGATGATAATATTGAGAAGAGAGATGCCTATCTTAAAACTATTACAGAAAGTCTAAACTCAATTAGTGCTTTAGACTTCTCAATGCCTCAGAATCAACAGATTGCGACTAGTTTGTTTGATCCTATTACAACGGATAAAACTATTGTAAAAGATATTGCTTACACTAAAAACTACATGTCTGAAGTTGGCAGAGCTGAAAAGCTTAGAACTTCTTTAGATGAGAAGACAAGAAAGATGTATTGGGATGTTGGTAGAAAAGCATTAGACTATCAAGCCCAAGAGTTTAGAAATGCTGATGCTGAAACTGCCTTAAGCATGTCAGCTCCTAAGTATACTCCTAATGTAGATGTTTTTACACTTGCTAATAAGTTATATAAAGATGCTGGTATTAGTGTAAAGCAAGATAAAATGGATGGTAGTTATATCTGGACCCAAAAAAATGGTGAACTTGCTTTTCCAATATCTCAAGCCTTTGTAAATAATTTGCTTAATCAAGATCCAGCTGTTCAACAAATGCTTAGAACTCAAGCATATGTAGAAAGAAAAGATTTTATAAAACAAAATGCTGGTGTTTACGGAGGGGAAGATAAGGCTGAAGCTGTCTATCTTACCACTGCTATTAGAAAACTTGGACAGGATTCTCAGAAGCAAGTAGATCAGTTTGATGCATCTATCAGCACTCTAAGACAAAAAGTTGAGTCTTGGGATAAGCTTATTAGAACTAAAGGAATTGTTCCTAGTATGAACAATCCTGACTATGTTCAGTATTTACAAGATGTTAGTAATCTTCAACAAGCTGAGGAAGCTTCAAAAGCATTAAGAGATAATATTATTCCTCTTAAAGATATTCAGTATGACAACATTGAAGATATGAGAGCTGCAGCAGATAGATATGTAACACTGTCTAACTATAATCTTATATCTAATGCAGTTGCTAAAACTTTAGCATATAAAAATGCTGAGGAAACTGTTAAGGTGAATCCTTTATCTCTTGCTGAACTTCGTTCTCAGCTTCAGTTTGGAGTACAAAGTAAAATGGAAAGTATTAGACAATCAAATAGAATTAAAGCATTAGAAAAAAGAAAAGAACTTGGTCTTACAGGTAAAGATGATAATGAGAAAGAAGATGCAGAACCACCTAAACCTGGGGAAATTCCAACACCAAATACTAATGCTCCTAGTAAGAAGACTCCTTTTTTTAAGGAAGAAAATTTAAATGACGTTATAAATAAAGCTAGAGGAAAGGGTTAATTTTTAAATTATGGCACTAATCTCTGAAAACTTTTTACAAGATATGTTTGATCCTATGCCTAGTCCACAGGATCAAACTACTGCTCAACCACAAGGTCTTGAGTTTGAACAAAACAACCAAGCTCCTGTCGTTACAGCTAATACTGTTGATACAACAACAACCGCTCCTCCACAACCTCTTCCTCCTACAATTCCAGGATATAAAGGAAGTTTTGAAGGAGCTGTTGCTGGTGGGCAAGAAAAGCAAGAGTATAGAAAGGAGGACATGTTTGATTTAAATACTAATTATTTAACTAAAATTCAAGATCAGGTTACTCAGTTAAATACTGAATATGCCACTACTATATTTCAAACATTAGGTAAGCTCCCATCTATAAATGGAAGGCAAATCCCTCTATCAGAATTTTCTAAAATATTTAAAGAAGATAAAAAGCAGGCTAAACAACTATTAGAACAGGCTGCTCAATTTGAAGACGATCCAAATCTTGATGCAGAAACAAGTTGGAACTTAAAAATGAATAATTATAATTCATTAGAACTATCTGCAAAGTATAATGTTCAAAAAAATAAATTTGATAATAACTTTAGAGAAATGGCTGTTGGAGCTGATGCTAATACAGAAAATCCATATGATTATGAGTTTAATTTTCATCAAGCTTTATTTGATGAAAAAGGTAACTTAAGAACAAAAGAACAGTTTGATAAAGTTATTAAACAGAAATATGAGGATATAAGAACAAAAGGTTTTTTAAGTGATTTAACCAAGTTAAGAAACACTCGTGTATATCTTCCGTCACAAAGAAGATTTGTAGATGAAACTGAATTGCAGGCTGATCAACGTGAAATAAACAGACAGCTTGCTCAGGGTAATCCTTTGTTAGATTCAAACAGTCTTTACAATCGATTTTACGGACAAACCACTAAAGGAATAAGGCAAGGTTATGCAGGTGGTAATGATAATAGACCTGTTTGGTCTCTTAACACTAGAGAAGATTTTGAAGAATATCAATCTCTTCTTAATAAACAAAAGAAACTTGACAAAGCAGTTAAATCTAATTCATACGAAAGTGTGCTAGGTAATTTAAAGAAGTATTATAATGAAGAAAAAACTAAAAGTATTTATATTGGTGCAGATGAAGAGGGAATGTTAACTAGTCAGAAAGGTGGTGATAAACAAAGTCCTACAGGAGCTTTTGATTTTAACTTTTCTGATATGAAGTGGAAAGACAGAAGTGGTAACATTGTTTTTAAACCTCAGATTAGAGAGTTTATAACACTTGCATCCTTAATGACTGATCCTGAGAGTGGTGCAACAGCTAGCTTTGGAAAAGTTGGGGGAGATGTTCCTGATTCTGATAGTGAAAAAGAAGCTATAGCTGAAGTGATGAAACTTGTTTTAGAAGATATACAAATACCTGGTGAAAAGTATACAGATGCTCAAAAAAGACATAAGTCACATAAGTTTGCTGGTAGTGTATCTTTTCAGGGAATTGTCGGTGGAGAACAAAAATACCATGCTTTCCATATAAAAATTACTAATGACTACTTTAATCAAAGTAAATATAGTGGCGGTACTAAAGGTGAGGATGGTAAAATTGTTAAAGAAAATCCAGAGATTGCAACAGATGGGTTTACAATATATATTCCTGCAAATCTTAGTTCTAAGAAAACTAACTTAGGAATTAAATTTAAAGAGTCAACAACCGTATCTGGTGTTGAATCTCTTTTAAATATGAACTCAGATGTCACCCTACCTTTTAAAGGAGCAGGTAATATTGAACTTACTAAGCAAGCAGATGATAGTGTTAGAGTGGCAGGTTATGTAGTTAACTTTAGACCTGATACTTATAACTTTGATACTATTAGTCTAAAGCCAAAAGTATTTAAATATGACAGAGCTACAGATATTGACGGTTATCTTAGAGAACAAATCTTACCAGTACTACAGCAAAATTATATTTTAAACAAACAGCTAAAAGAAGCTGTTGATGCAATGAGAGCTGTTAAAGATCCTGCTAAATTACAACAACCCCAAGAGTAATGGCTTTAGAGAATACATTTGGTTTAAACGATCAGACTGTTTCTAATGACTTTGAAGCTGCTAATCAAATGGTGGCTTCAGAAGTTGAGAATAGTCAAGTAAATGGTGCAGAGCTTGACTTTAGCACTGCTGAAGATCCTTTTGGAGATTTGGCTGGTTTTAATGTAGACAACATTAAAAAAACTCCTGAAAATAATACAGGAACGTCTATTAGTAATCAAGGTGGGGGACCTGGTGATCCTGTCCCTGCACAGAAGCCTAAAATGACAATGAATGATCTTGTAAACTTGTCAAATAAACAAAGACAAAGTTTAAAAAATTTTAGTGAAACTGCCCCCGCTAAAGTTGAAAGTTATAGAGATCCAATGCTTGCTTATGGAGCTTATACATTTGATCAATACACTAGTAATGTAGACAGATATAGAGGATATGGACAAAGTACATTTAATAAGATTGGTTTCAACCCATTAGAAAATAACGAAGAAAGATTTAATGAGAACACTACTGGGTGGCAGGATTTTAAAAGAATGACTGGTCAATGGGGAAGTTTATTTGGATCAGCTTTTGTAAGTAACTATAGAACAATTAGTAATTACTTTACAGGAGAATCAGGACTTTTTGATCCTGATCGAGAAGCTGCTCAACAGTATGAAAAGGCCATGAGCCTTGGCATGTCTTCAAAAGAAACAGCCATGGGGAAAATATCTAACTTTTCTCTAAACATGGCTTATTCAATTGGTATTGTTGCAAACGTCTTAGCTGAAGAATTTGCTTTAGGTTTAATAACAACTGCTACAGGTGGTGGTGCAGGTGGTGCAGCAGCTGCACGTACTGGAACAAACATAGCAAGAGCTGGAGAACGTTTAAGTGCTTTACGTAGAGCAACAGAAGTTGCTAAAGCTGGTCTTAGACAAACCTCTCTTGGTGGTGGTGCACAAGTACTTAAGGGTGGGTTTGGTATTCTTAAGTCTTTTAAGGATATAAACAACGCTAGAAAATTTTATACAGGTGTAAAAACCGGAGGTTTACTTCTTGGAAAAGGTGCAGTTAATATTGTAAATCCTTTTAGAGGAACTACAAAAACTCTATCCGAGATTGGACAAGGGACAGGTACATATGCTAATTTAAGTAACTTTGCTAAAGCATCTAGTGCTTTTGGTAGCTTCTATAGAGATATAAGAGAAGGATTATTTGCTGTTAGTGAAGCTCAGTTAGAAGGTGGTGGAGTGTACAATCAAGTGCTTGACGAGCAGCTTGACTACTATATGAAGACTCATAATGGTCAATTACCTGATCAAAACGGATGGGCTACAATCTATCAGAATGCTGAAAAAGCAGGTAAGCTAGACACTCTTGTAAATGTACCTATCATTTATCTTTCTAACAGATTGGTATTTGATGGGCTGTTTAAGTTTAGAGCGTTAGATAATGCATTAGATGCTGCAGAACAAGCAACTAGAAAATCAGTAGCTAAACAAATATCTTATGACGCTGCTAGCAGAACTTTCTCAGAATCCGTTCAAGGTTTTGCTTCAAGAGCTAAAGGATTAATTAAAACTCCAAAAGCATACTTAGGAAACTTTATTAACTACACTAAAGCAAATTTTGCAGAAGGTGTACAGGAAAGTTTACAAGAAACTGCAGGAGCATCTATTGCAAACTACTACAATAATGTATATAAGAACCCTGCATTAGGTGGGGAAGACTATGCAAGAAGTATGGTGTGGGGTGCTGCTAAAGAAAACATCTGGTCTCCACAAGGAGCTGAGATTTTCTTAAATGGTTTCTTGATGGGAGGAGGTACAAAACTTGTACAGAATACTATTTTTGGTACTGTGAATGGATTAGGTAGGATGTACAACCAGAAGTTTAGAAAAGAAAGATATGATGCATATCTTAAACAGAAAGCCACTTTAAAGACAGATGCCATAAATGCAATAAATGGAATTATGGCTGACCCTGAAAAGTTCTTTTCACGTAGAAAAGAAAGTGTGGTTAATCAGTACAGAGCAAACTTAAACATGTCTGAGGCTGAGTTAAATGATGATGATAAAACTTTCTATGACTCTAAAGATGAGAAAACGTTTGATCACATTTTTACAGCATTAGATACTAAGACCTTTGATTTAGTTATTAATGCATTAGAAGATATGGGTAAGCTTTCTGATGTAGAGCTTGCCTCAGCCTTTAACTTACAAGATGGTACTAAAGCTAAAGATAAACTAAACGAATATATAACTAGGGCTAACGAGATTAAGGATGTATATGGAAAAGTAAATTCTCAATTCTCTAATCCTTTTAACCCTAAGAAATATAAAAAGACAAACGGGGACAAGTATGTAAATGAGGTGTTAGCTTATAAGGCTTATGAAGATGCTAAGAAGTTAATCATTGCTTCACAGTTTGGATTTAACAGAGCTACACAGAGATTACAAGGTTTGATGTCAGACTTGTCTACAAATAGACCAGTTGCATCTGCTTCTGCTACAGACATCACAGTATTACAAAATAATGATCTTATGAATAATGAGATCAAGATTCTTGGTGATGAAATAAAAATGTTAGAGCAGTCTGATGACCCTAAACAAAAAGAACTTGCTGCTAAAAAAAGAACTAAGCTAGAAGCTTTAGTTAAATACTCTAATGCATTAGAGAGATATCAAGCTGGATTAAAGAGTCAGACTAACGTAAATGAAAACGGACAGTTTGAAATTCCTTTTAATGAGGAAGCTATAGCACCGTTACGTGATGCTTATAAAGAATACCTAAAAGCAATTGCTAACATTAACAATGATGCATATGTTTTTGAAGGTAAGATAGATGACTCTTTCAAAAAAATATTAGACATTTATAGTTTAGGTAAGGATGCTCAGAATTATTTACAGAATGTAAATGGACTGACCAATCCTGAAATGTTTGCTAGACATGCTACAATTATAAATGAGACATACAGAAACATGTATGAGCAGAGAGAAAAGTTAATGGCTAATGCTTTTGATGAATTTCTTTCTATTAATGAATTTAATAAGCTCACAGAGTATATTGCTCAACTTGGAGTAAAGTTGACAGATGAGGAACTTCAAGCAATGGTTTTTGAAGGAGCTTCTCCTACACAGTTTTTAGATTTAGTGAGCGGAGAACCTTTGAGTGAAACAGATCCTAGAGTGGAGAAGGCTAAAGATGCTATTGAGATATTTGTTAAACTTAGACAGGATAAGTTAGCTGAACAAGAAGCTCAAGAACAAGCTCAACAGGATGAAGAAGAGAAGAAAAAAATAGCTGAGCAACAGATTCAGCCTGAAGAAGAAAAACCTGAGGAGAAAAAAGCTAAGAAGAAAGAAGTAGTACCTGCAGATTTAGCTTCTAGACTTGAGGCTGCTTATAATGAATACATAGATAATAATCCTGAGGCTGATATTACATATGATGAGTATGTAGAGACATCAGCTAAGGCTGCTAATATTAAAGCTCAGTATGAAGCTGAGCAGAAGAAGGGTGCTGCTGCTGTTACACCTGCTCCTGCTATTAAACCAGCAGAACCTACTCCAACACCTGCTCCCACACCAACAGCTCCTGTTTCTACAGATGGTGCTAAAGCTAATGTTATTTTACCCATAGGAACTTCTGGAAGTGGAAAATCTACTTTTATAAAAAGTTTACCTCAAGAAAATTTAGTAATCATTTCTCCTGATGACATGAGAATTGAGTTTACAGGAGATATAAATGATAAATCTAAAGATAAGGAAATTTATATTGAAGCTGCTAAAAGAGCAATAGAAGCTGTAAAGAATGGTAAACAGGTAGTCTTTGATACCACCAATTTAACTAAAGAAAAAAGAAGACCATTTATAGAGGCTATTAAAAAAGCAATACCTGGTGCTAATATTCAGTATAAGCTAATGCCTTTAAATGTTGAATTGGCTAAACAAAGAATAAAAGCGGATATTGCAGCAGGAGTTAACAGGGCAAATGTATCTGATGAAACAATAGATAGGCATGCTGCATCTTATCCACAGATGCTAGAAGATATTAAGAAAGAAGATATAACAGAGTATAAACCCGTTAGTGTTTCTACAGATGCTAGAGCTGATATAGAAAGAAGAAGAAAAGAAGAGTTAGATCAAAACTTCAGTAAGGAACAATTAAGTTATTACAAAGATAGTGGATATGCTAGTCCGAATGATCCAGTAGCAAAAAGACAACCTTATTTTAATTTTGATAGAAATGGGGAGGTAGCAGAAAAAGCTAATCTTTTTAACCAGATTAATGCTAAATATGATGCAGAACTAACTGCTTTAGAAGGAGCTAAACCTGCTGAGCCTACTGCAACCCCTACACCTACTGGTCCTATTGAACTTGTAATTCCAGAGTTTTCTACTTCTTCAAAAGAAGAATCTTTTGCTAAAATAACTCCGTTTCTTAAAGGATTAAACGACGTTGAAAGAAAAATTACAGATATAATAGACCAACCAAACTATAAAGCGGAGGCTCTTAAAATCATTAAAGAATTTAATCAGTCTACAAAAGCTATTAACGGATGGAAGTTAATACTAGAAATTGATAATGAAACTTTAAAAAGTGGTCATACAACTAAAGACCCTAGGGTTAAAATGGAGTACGCAGCTGGTGCTGTTCTTATTAATTATGTCCCTGTTAATAACATACTTTATGTACCAATTTCAAATAGAGGTAAAAAAATTAATATATTAGGAAGCAAAGATTTAATGGGTGCTAGAGTAGCTGTACTTGGTGAACGTGATATTACAGACGCAGAATATAAACAACTTGCAGATCAGGTTTTAGAACGTTATAATCTAGTTACAGATTTTATTATAAAAGAAGGTAAAATAACTCCTCCACCTGCTCTTGCAAGTGTAGATGATTTATTTACTTTAGAAAAAGCTGAACCTGTTGCTATAGATCGTAAAGCAGAAATACAGAAAAACATTTCTCGTCTTGAAGATCAAATTCAGACTACCTATCGTTTTATGAACAATACAGATAGTAATGCTGCTATTGTTCGATCTCAAAAGGATATTGAGTTATATAAGCAAGAGCTTAAAGAATTAAAAGAAGAATTAGCTAGTTTAGAAGAAGCTCAGCCTGTTGAGGTGGTTGTAGAAGAAACATCTGGAACAGAAAAAGCAAAATCTATTTTAGACTCTGTGTCTTCATTAAGAGAGATGCCTAACACTAAACTTAATGATAACACTACAGCTACAGCTAATCTATTAGAACTTGTTGCAGACGGTAAGATATCTTCTAGAGATGTATTAGCATTAGTGGAACAACGTCGTAATGAGATGCTTGGAAATATGAACCCAACTGATTTAGTTAAAGGAGATTATGTTACCTTTACTGACGGCAGAAAGGGTTGGGTTACAAGCACTAATGCAAAGAAAAATACCGTCAATGTAAAGATGGTGGGATCTCCAAAAGGTGTTGTAGAAACTATTGATGCCGAAAATCTTAGAAAAAATCTAACTACCGTGGAGAAAAAGAAGATTGTTAAGGTGGAACCAGTTTCTGAAGAGGTGACAGTTTCTAAAGCAGACCAGGAGACTATCAAAGAGTCCCGTGATAGTTTAGAAGATTTTAAAAATAATGCTTCTAAAATAAAGGATATTGAAAAAGAAATGTTAGATTCTAAGAAGACGGACAATAGTGATAATAATAATGATTTGTTAGACTTACTTGGTTGTGATATTTAATTGATAACTATGGCTTGTAAACTATCAGCAAAGCAGATTGAGGGATTGTATAAGGTGGTGTATGGAGAGATTATTGCCTCTAAAAATAGAGGTGATAAGTATAATCCAGAGCAGCACATGAAGCAAGTGTATGACCTAATCTTTAACAAAACTAAGGATCAGGCTAATGCTTTAGACTACGTACAACATATGCCTACATTACTTATTACAGCTAGTAATAGTAATGATATCATTGCTGACTTTTTACAAGATAGTGGTTTAGACCTGGGCAAGATTGATAGGATGAGAAGAAGCTTTAACGATGTAAACAACATCATTAGCTTTCTAAATCTTAATCAAAACTTAGAGCTTGAAACAGCTAAGGAGATTGTTGAAGAGAATTTAAGTGAACAGAAGTTTGCTAGCCCTGAGGAGTATGAAACTGTTGAAAAGCAGGATGAAGATTTAAAAAAAGACTTTAAGGCTAAACCTTCTACCGGTTACTCTTTGGTAAACCAAGAGGCCCAGACATATGGTGGCTTAAAAGAGTCAGATAATGTTGTTGACAAAGATCCTAAGAAGCAGGCCTACTTTGCCTTGACAAGAAGACTTAATACTCTTATCTCTGAAAGTGGTGCTCTTAATGCAGACAACTTAAAGGTGGATGGTTTTACAGGTATCTTTTTGATGCCTGTTAGAGCTAGTCAGGTTCCTTTTGAGGAGCTTTATGAAAGTACTCAAGAGTATCTTAATACAGATGATGAGGCTGGTCCTAGGGCTATGACCAAGGAGCAGAAGATGAAAGCTAGAGAAGAGGGTAATGATATCCTTATGGTGTACACTGACTCTAAAGGAAATCAGCTGTATGTAGATGAAAACGGACGTCTGAATAAGGATGGTGTAGGTTTTCTACCCTATGCTGCTATCAGAAGAGTTTATACCAATGAAAAGGGTCAGCCGTATTTAAGTACAGTGCAGAGTATCACTGAGCTTTCTCAAAAACCCGGGGCTGCTCCTGTAGAAGATATTGCTGCAGAACGTGGTCAAGAGATTGAAACTCTTAAAAGAATCAGAGACTACACTGTAAAGAATCCTGATAGTCCCTTACTGTTATCTATCACCTCTGGTAGAAATGGGTATGTAAAAGAGAACTTCTCTAAAAAGAATAAGATTGCTGATATAGCTTTAGAAGAAGGCTTTTCTCCCACCTATTCTCCTATTGACAATGGTCCTTATAAAAAAGGTGGTGTATACTTCACTGTAAAAGATTATGACTTTCCCGTACTTCTCAAACGTCCTACGTTTGGTGAAATTGGTTTGAATACCAGTCTTGGAGAGCTTCTGTTTGGTGATACACTTTCTAATAAAGAGAAGGCTGATCTGCTACAACAGTTTGCTTATAGTAAGCAGACGTCTGTTGTTGTTAGAGATAACAAGTTGTTTATCAAGCAAGATGAACAGCTTTTGGATACAACTAACCCCCAGGATAAACAAGCTTTTATTGACAATATTGGGAAGCAGGTTGTAAACATTAATAAAGACTTACTGAGTGGTTCAGTTATGCTTCCTGTAATGAACCAACAGGGAACAGCGTATGAACTTAAAAAAGATAAGTATAGTAACTTCTTAGCTAATAACTTCTATACAAACCTTGAGCTAAATGCTGAGAACAAAATTGTAAAGCTTAATGCTTACAATGTATTTCAGCTTAACAAAACTTCTCAAGAAAAACTCTATCCCACTGAAGCTCCAAAGGAGGAGACAAAAGGATTTGATGTACAGCAGGAAACTCCTACAGACCAATCTATTGAAGCTTTAAAGAACAAGTTAAAGAATCTAGGGGGGTTGAAGAAAGCTGCTTTATTAGATAGTGAAGCTACGGATCAGCAGATTACAGCTGCTAGAAGATGGTATGAGAATAGTCCTTTGCGTAACCATATAGAGTTTGAAGCTTTATTTAATATTGTAAACTCTAATGCAAGAGCTGAGTTCACACTAGCTGGTATTACACTCTTTCAGGGATCTAACTATACAGATTTATACCACGAGGGATGGCACGTATTTAGTCAGATCTTCCTAACTAAACAGCAAAAGAAGGCTTTATATAATGAAGCTAGAAAACTCAAGGGTAGCTTTAAAACAGCTGATGGACGCACTATAGGATTTAGTAAAGCACTAGATGTACAGCTTGAAGAGTTTCTGGCTGAGGATTTTAGAAAGTATGTGCTTTCTGATGGAACCAAGATTATTGAAAACAGAAGCACTCGTAATAATATATTTAGCAAAATATATAACTTCTTAAAGGCTTTATTCACTGGACAAAGTATTCAGTCCTATTTGGCTGACCAAGAAGCTGTAGGAAAGGTAAAAGAACTTTACGACAAACTCTGGATTGGAGATGTTAATGAATACTCTCCATCTTTGTTTAATGTTCAGTTTAATCTTCTAAATAAGGGTATACAAACACTAGATGCTAAACCTAGTGAGAACAAAGGACTTACCTATCAGGAGTCAATGATTTTAAATGAATCAGTTGACTCTTTAATTTCTAGTATACTCTCTGAGCAGGGTATGAATGTAGGGGTGATGGTCACTCATCCAGAAGTTATGGGCTACGTCTACGCTGCTGTAAAGACTAGACTTCAAGAACTTAGAAGTAAAACAGAAGATCCTGCAGCTCAAAAGATTTTAGATTTTGGAATTGAGAACTGGGGTGATTATAACAAGATTGTTTCTGGTGAAGAAAAGAATGGTGTAATTGCTTTCCATAAACTACGTTCTGCATATCTGTCTTTTGATGAGAAGTTTGATGACGCAACAATAGACGAGAAAGAAGATACTCAAGGTATAGAAGAGCTTGGTAAAGATGAAGATAACAAATTAGCTAAGTCTGATGCTGAGCTAGCTGAGCAGTTTGGAACCAATGCTTTTGAAAGAAAGGGTAATGAAAACTCTATATTAGCAATTGCTAGTGGAGAAACGGTATATATGGTTAAGAGCTTACCAGCTCTTGATAGAAAGGGTAATCCTCAATTAAATATCCTTGGCGTACCAAAGCTTGTTGACTTTAATAAAACCTGGGGTATTTTGATTAATTCCGTAGCAGGGTCTATTGATAAATCAGACATGTACTATAAACTATTAAAAGCTTCTAGTACGTTTCCAGAGTTAAAGCCTCTTGTACAAGATGTTACAATAGGTGGGCAAACTCAAGTGGCTCGTTTACCTAGACCCACAGATAAGGTAAATAACGAAACAGATGATGTCTTTTATAGAATGTGGACTGCTTTCTATAGAGACTTTAGTGTATATAAGATTCCAATCAAAGAGGTTCAAGTAATCAAAGAAGTTAATGGTACAGGAATCAATCGTACAAACACTGGAAAGTTCCAAGTTAGGTTTGTAGAAAGTGAACCTGTATTCCAACAAGTAGAGAAAAACTTTACAAACTACTTTCAAACAGCTCCCAAAGGTAAATATGTCAAAACATCTACCACTGGTGAGAATGAATTGGATCTAGATAATATTGTAAGAGATTTTCCAAAAAATACATTATTTCAAGGAGATAACTATTTTAGGTTCTTACGAGCTATTGGCTTCTACATGACAGACAATGCTTTAGTAAAAGAGAACTTACTAAAAACAAGAAGATCTATTGACTTTATCCATAGTGCTATTATGAAAATGCAAAAGGATAAAGTTTCTGTTACAAACCCAATGGCAGCTCTTGAAGCTGAAAGTGGAAACAGAAAGAAAATCTTAACTATTGAGGGTCAGTATTCTACCAGATATAACAATAATGCTATAACAAACGTAGATGGTAATACAGAGTATGACCTTTCTTTAAATAATGGTATTACACAGGTTGCAAAAGAACTGAATGATGCTAGAAAGACTCAGTATAGTGAGGTAATAAAGCAGCCTCATATGGCTCATTTAGATACTACAAGAAACCCTTCAGCTAAGTATTCTGTTCTTCTCAATAGTTTGTTTGATCTTCCTATTACATACAAACAAGTTGATGTAAGCAATAAAGGATTTAGAAGAAAGGTCAATGGTGAAAATGTCACCATAGAGATTGAGAATCTAAACGGTATTAAAAATATTGTTTCAGAGGCAACTTCTAATGTGCAAAGTAATGAGGGTGGTATTAAAACTCTTAGTCTTGATCCTAATAGTAAAATGTTAATGGATCTCCACATGCTGTTAGAAGCAGGTGTTATGGAACTTACAAGAAGAGGTTCTAAATCTTCTGCTTTTGGTGCACATGTTTCTGATATAAATACTGAGTTTAATGCAAACGATAAGACTCTATACGTTAGTACTGGGCTTTTTGCAGATCCAGTAAAAGGCAAGAATGCAGCTGTTCAACTTTTAAAAGAAAAGCTGGCTGCTGAAATGGAACGTATTGCTATTGTAAAATCAGATCCTGAGTTTAATAATATTATCAACTTCACTGAAAGAGCTAAAACATTTCAGATATTTGATGATATTCTGTCTCCAGAATTAAAGAAAGAACTTATTGAAGCAGCTAATGCAGATGACTCTTATTCTATTGTAAATAGTCCTAAGTTTTCAGAAAGAATTTCAGAAGGTATTTCAAACTACTTAGAGAAGCTTTATTTAGAAAATAAAGAGATATATGATGAAATGGCTTTTCTTTCTGATCAAATGAAGACTAAGATTAGAAGACTTGCTGAAAAAGATGCTAACAAAAAAAATCTAAAGAATTCTGAAGTTGAGGAGATTGCTTTAAGATCATTTACGTTTAATGCCTTCTTCCATAACCTAGAGATTATTTCTTTATTTGATGGAGACTACGCTACGTTTAATCACGATAAAGAAGAATACTCTAAAAGATCTTCTTATGTAACATCTACAGGTCGTGTATTCTCAGCTGATGAGTCTGACTTTGCCTTTATTAGTAACTTAGGTAGAGCTTACGCAAACAAGATTGGTGCACCAGAGAGAAAGTTTGATAGTGTATTAAATACAGTTGTATTTAGAGATGTTCAACTCAAATCAAAGTATTTTGATACATACGTAAAGGCTCTTGTAAAATCAGGAATGTCTAAGCAAGAGGCTGAAAAAACTCTCAAGCCTTATACAGAAATGAAAGAAGGGGATGCTCAAGGATGGCTCACCTTTGATACATATAGAATCCTGTCTCTTTTACAGAACGAATGGAGTGCTCAACAGAATAACTTATATAATAAGATTATTAAAGGTGAGGAAGTTGATCCTGTAGAAATTGCTCAGTTCTTCCCTCCTAGAAAGTTCCAATACTCTGGTCCTTTACAGACATCCAAATTACATATTCCTGCTTTCCATAAGTTCTCATTAGCTCCCTTGATTCCTTCTGTAATTAAAGGTACAGAGCTTGAAACAATTCATGACAATCTTGTAAGACAAGGTGTGGATTATGCATTGTTTGAAAGTGGTTCTAAACTAGCCACTCTTACAACAGATGGTAAAGCTGACCAGTTCTATGAGAATGACAACTATGATGAGAGAACAGTTAAGGCTTGGAAGGAAGGTGATCCTGAATACAAAAAGAACCCCGTCTTCATTCAATACTTAAAGAGCCAAGTAGATATTAATGATGAGTGGAAAAATAAAACTATCTTCTCTACGCAGCTCAGAGTATTGATTATTAACAACTTGTACAAGAATGGAATTCCTTTAAATCAAGGATTTAATAAACTTGTAACTGAGTTAGAAGGACTGCTCAACACTTTACAGAAGTATAAGAAACAAGAACTTCTTGATGAAATTGGTTGGACAACTGATAAGAACGGGGAGCCTAAAGGTGATGTTACTAAACTTGTAAGTTTTGTAAGAAATCAGCTCACTCGTCAAGACTTAGCTGATCATGACATTGAGTTTATTGATGTTAATGAATCAGGTAATGCAGTTAAGAATGACCTTAGCTTTAGCTTGAATGCTGAAAAGATAGAGAAGCTTTTAAATGCTATCGTTGTAAAACGTTTGGTTCGTCAGAAATTAAACGGTGAGCAGCTTATTCAAGTGAGTGGTGCTGGTTTTGAGTCTAGATCCAAGTTCAGAAAAGCCTCTGAAGAAGAGATGCTTAAGTATAAGGGTACAAATGATCTTCCTACATATATGCCTGGAGCCGGTAAGAATGGTGCTACTACGGCTATGAAGGTTAAGATGGCAATGAAGGGAGACTATTACAAACTCTTAGAACTTAATAGTGTAAAAGAGTATGCTACTAAATATAAAATCCCTGCTTTACAAGCTCTTAATGAGCTGCTGAAAAATGAAAACTGGTTAAATGACGGAGACAACCGTAAGCTAATTACTATGGTGGGTGTACGTATTCCTGTACAAGGATACAACTCTATGGAGTTTATGGAAGTGTATGAGTTCTTACCAGAAGAAGCAGGAAACATTCTTATTCCTCCTTCAGAGATTGTAGCTAAGGCTGGTTCTGACTTTGATATTGACAAGCTGACTATATTCCAACCTAACTATTCATCTAGCAAACCTTTTGCAACCTACTCTAAAGGAGATAATGTAAAAGGTACAGAGAATAAAATAATTGAAAGCATTCGTGAGATTTTGGAGCACCCAGATAACTTTGCTGATCTTATTCGTCCTAATGATGTAGATCTTGTAAAAGGAGTGGCTGATCAACTTGAAGGTGAGAACATTCAGGGTTATGATAAGTATAACAATAAAAGTCAGGGTGTTATCACTAAAACAAAGAATGGAAAAAGTACAAAGTTAATTAGTCCTACCAGAGGACTGGAGCCTAGATATAACTATGATAAACACGCTGCAAACAATATTGGTAAGAAAACCTTAGGTATTGGTGCAGTGGACAACAAGTATTCTGCAATTCTAAAACGTATCGGTTTATATTTAAATCAGAACTACACTTATACGACAGCTAGTGGTAAATCTCATACTAGAAGAGCTAGAATTGCAATGGATCATAATAGTGTTACAGTTGATGGTAAGTCTGTTATTTCTCTTTCTGATATTGATACAAAAACAAAAGAAAAGATTTCAGACTTGATTGGTCAGCTAATGAACGGATGGGTGGATGTAGAAAAAGATGCTTGGATCTTTAATATTAATGGTAATAGTGTAGCTGGTCCTGTAATGCTGTTCCTTTTAGAAGCCGGTGTAGATTTTAAAACAGCTGCTTATTTTATATCTCAGCCTCTTATTATTGATTACGTTAAACAACGTTATCGTGCAGATAGTCCTTTCTACGATGCATCTGGTGAAGGATTAAATAAGGGTAGAGGACTTAATAAGTATAATATCCGTAAGGATATGGTGAGTGAATATGTTGAGCCTATTGAAACATACATAAATAAACAGGGTCAAGAAGTAGAGAAGTTTAGTGCTCAAATTCTTTATGATGACTATATTGGTAAACAAGTTTCAACTAGTCTTACATTTACTCCTGAACAACTTTTAGCTAATATTAAAAGTAAGGCCAAAAACTCTACTATTTCTAAACAGACTTTGTTACACTTCTTTGAGCTTGAGGATATGATGAGAGAGCTTACAAAGATTAAGCTTACAATGAACGTAGATACTGCTCCTTCTAAGTCTTTTGCAGATGCTCATATGAGAAAGGCTAAGATTGATGCTCTAAATGAAACAGACATTGTAGATATAAGCATGTTTGATAAGATCAAAAATGAAACACCTATATCATCTTTCTTTGTTCAAGACTTCCAGTTAAACTTGTTTGCACCAGTAATGAAGACAAGGATTAACAAAGCAATCAATGATTATATTTCTGAAAAGGTTGCTGATAGAAGTTATGAAAGCATGTTCCCAGATCCTCAATCTTTTACAGCTGCCTTCTCAAATGACATCACTCTATATATTTTACAGAATGCTATGAAAGGTGTAGACCTTTCTAGTATTAAGGAGTATAATAGCTTGTTAGTAACCAAAGGAATTCCTACGGAAAAGGTGCAGCTTAAATACGGGGCTTTTGTAAAAGATGGTGTGATGTATGTTGACCCTGAACAGATTCAGTTAGACTATAACTCTAAAGCTTTTGCTAAAGACACTTATAAGAAAAGAGGTCTTCATGTATTAGATGCTGAAACGTTTAATACACCTGGAAACGTTGAGTCTGGCTTTCAAGAGTATGCTCGTTTTGTATTAGAAAGAGAATATCAAAGATCTGTAATCCCTGTCGAGAAGGGTGAGAGCAGAGAAAAGTATGAGGAAAGAATTGCTAATAGAGCTTTAGAAACTACATTTAACTTCCACACTCTGTTTAAGTCTAAAGATAATGTTGCTAGTAAGTTCCAAGAAATTGCTCTTGAAAAAACTACTGATAACAAAACTCTTGCTGATGAGTATATGATTTTTGATCAGGTTTCTGCTGTAGGTACAAAAGGTCAGAAAGGATTAAAAACTTTGAAGCTTAAGTCTTCTAAGTTAGATAGAGACATGAAGAATGTTCTTCATGAAAACTTGATTCGTTTAGCTGATCCCGGTACAATTAAGGTGGGAGATGCTAGAAAGAATTTAGAAATCTCAAGATTTTTCCGTAGATTAATTTTAGCTGAGTTTATGAGAGCTGGTATTACAAAAACCTCTGATAGCTTAGCTCCAATTCTTCCTACAGAAACTATATCTAGACTTTTAGAGCAGCCTGTTAAAGATTTAACAGAGTCTGGTGTTATTCAGTCTAGAGAGTTTCTTAATAACTACTACGAAATGTTCCGTTCAAACTGGAACCTTTCTAAGAAGTCCACAAGAAACAGACTTAGAAACTATCTTAAACCAAAAGGTCTAGAGGTTTCTAATGAGAAGGTTGCAGATGAATCTACTCCAGGACCAATTACTGAGTCAAAAACAGGAGCTTTGGTGTTCACTGCCCCTACATCACAAAAAAGTGTAATTAACTTGTTATCACAGAATCCTTCTTATATGTTTGTGTATCCAGTTAATTCAGCTGGTACAATAGAAGAGATGAGTAAGAAGTATAAAGATGCTGGTAACTCCTTACCTATACCTGTAAAAGCTGGATCTAGAGATAAAGCTTGGACAGACGCCACTTATGATGAGAATATCAAACAGATAAACGAAGCTCTAAATACTATACAAGATCAGATTGATAGTGGTTCTAATGTAGTGTTCCCGGCTGAGGGCCTCACCACTTATATAGATGCTAAAGATGGAGCTAAGGATATAATGAGATCTCAAGCTCCCAGAACTTTTGACTATCTTGCAACAGAGTTGTATAAGAGATTTAAATATGTTCATCCTGAAGCTGAGAAGATGCTTGGTTTCCGTAAGGAGTTTCAGGCAGACCAACCTATTACAGATGAACAGGTTGATGAATTCATGAAAAAATGTTTTGGAGAATAATAAACACAGTATATCATGCTAGCATGTCCTAACAAGAATAATACAAATTGGAAATTACTGGTTGAGCAAGTTGGTGAGTATGAAGCTTTTAGACTCTATATTCAGCGTGGAGATGGAACTATTCCAGCTATAGAGGAAAAAGCAACTCCTTATGTTCCTACAGAAGCTCAACAGATGCAGGAGTTGGGAGAAGGGGCTGTTTATGCTATGGCTAATAGACTTGCTGAAACTACTGGTATACGAGGAGAGAGTGTTACAAGGGAACAAGCTAGAGAAATTACAGCTGCTGCTAAGAATCCTTGGAATGGGGAGTCTGCATTTTTTTATAACGGTAAAGTGTATTTTGTAGAAGGTGGATTTAATTTAAATAATGTCTTACACGAGTATTCCCACCCTTTAGTTAGTGCAATAGCTGCATCTAACAAAGAGTTATTTGATAAGATTTATAATGATGTTTTAGCTACAGCCGAAGGTCAGGCAATAAAAGCTGAAGTAGAACAGCTTGGGTATCAGTCAGAGGACCCATTGGATATTCAAAAAGAGATTGTAGTTAGAGCTTTAGCTAAAGAAGCCCAGAACAATATTGATAATGTTCCCACATCTAACAGTTTTAAAGATGCTATTAAACGTATACTGTTTGCAATAAAGCAGGTACTTAGAAAAGCTTTTGGGACTAGTGTAAAGATTGAAAAGCTTTCTACTGATACCACTTTGGCTGAACTAGGTAAAATGCTTACAACAGAAAACTTTGTATTTGATGTTGAGACAATATCAGATAAAGACTATGTTGAGTATGCAAAAGACTACGCTGAGTTTTTTAAATCTCTAGAGGATGTAGAAAACTTAGATATCTCTACTACAGTGTCTCGTTATTATGACTTGATTAAGTTACAAATTAATCAGGTGTTTAAGAATAAGAACTACGCTGAGGCTAGAAAGATTCTTGTAGATGAAGAAACAGGTGGAGGTTTACTACGTGAGATTAAGAAAACTCTTGAAGCAACTCCTGAGATTAATGAAAAGCTTAAAGATCTTCTTGGATCTTTAGAAACTAGAGAAAAGAATGCTAAGAACTTAGTGAATGCTTTATTAAGATTTGACATTCTTACACAGAAGGTAAGTGAGCAGTTAAAAGAGGTGGTTAAGAATCCTGATACTAAGGAGATGTTGAATAATATTTTTTATTATGACTCTCTTGTTAGAAACTGGTCTAAGTTTATTCAGGAAACAAACGAGCGTTTGATAGATGGTGGTATGGACCCCGCAAGTCCTCTAGGAAGAAATCTATCTACTACACAAACTAGAATTGAGAGTATTCAACGTAGAATTCAAAAGGCTTATGCTCCAGGAATAATTGATACACTATATGATAGTTTATCTGGATTAAGAGAGGGTATTGATAAATTTTATACAGAGGCTATTGATAAAGCTAAAAAAGCTGGTAGCAAGAAACGTGAGGAGGATATGATAGCTGAGTATGAAAAAGTAAAGCTCACTAAAGAAAGAGTGGGTGAGTTACTTTTAGGAAAAGCTGGAGATACTAATTACTTTTCTGCTTGGGCTGAATCATACACTAATAGCCCAGACCCTATTGTTGGTGGTTTTGCTGTTCTTCTTAAAAATGGATACAACGAGGTAGATGCTGAAACCCAGCGTAATGTAAACTCTTTTTTAAGAGATATGGCTCCTCTTTTAAGAAAGGCTGGTTACAGTATGACTAACTTTACAGAGTTGATGCAGCAACTTTCTTTTAGAGATAAAGTAGTAGTTAGAAACTCTGAAACTGGAAAAGTAGAAACTAAAGAATATATCACATTCTTAAATCCCTTTAAAGATACTGGAACCAAACTAAAGCAACTTAAGTTTGATTATGAAGATGCTATAGATAAAGGTGAGGAGGCTGAGGCTGATAGTATTCTTAAACAGATGAGGCAACACAAAAGAGATTACTTTCACCAAGAATACACTGATGAATTCTATCAAAGAGAAGATATCTATGACTCTTTAGATAAGAATCCTGATTTACTAGATGCTACTTATAAGGCTCTTGGTGTTACTAAATCTAAAGCTACGGCTGCTGATAAGCAGGCTGCTGTAGAAATGTACGATCGTGCATCTAAAGATGCTTATAGAAGAAAACATCTTATTCTTAATGCTATAGAAGAATTAGATGGAGCAAACTTTGATCCTGATAACTTTGATGATATAGCTCAGCAAAAGAAAGCTCTATGGAAGGAGTATTCCCAACTTGCTTCTTTAACCAATACAAATGGTAATTTAAAAGAAGGACAAGAATATCTCACTGCTGCTATTGAACGTAAGTATAGAAAAGAGTCTAAGAAGTTTTTTGAATTTGTTCCTATAAATGGTGCTTTTCAATTTGCCTTAGATCAGTTTGAACAAAACTTAATTGACTCAGGTATTGCTAAAGATAGTGATGAGTTTAGAGATAAAAGGGAAAGTTGGATTTCTGAAAACACTGTGGTTAAGTTTACAGATGAGTTCTATAAAGAAAGAGCTAGAATTTTTACAGAGATTAAAGAGATTTTAAATCGTCTTCCTGATAATATACGTCTTAAGGTGGATTCCACTGCAGAGATAGAAGAGATTATTGATGCCACTGTAGGCTTTAGAGATAATGATGGTCAGATTATTGGTTCTGATATATCTGAAAAGGCTAAGGAACGTATTAAAAAACTACAGCAGGAAATTCAGGATAAGAAAGATAACTATGCAGGTTTTAGTGGACTGACTAAAGATGAGTTTGAGGAGATGGGATTGTTGTTTGATACAATCAAATCAGGACAAAAACTCACTCCTGAACAACGTTTTAGACTTAATGAACTCACTGAACGTAAAGCAGAGTTTGGGGTTGATAAAGCCACTCAGATAGAGCTGTCTAATCTTTATAGACAACTCGGTGCCTTACAGTCTAAAGATGCTACAGACTACTATGTA